TGAGCTTCATGATGATGGCGCGGCGGGCGGGCGGGGCGGCGGCGAGTGGTGGGGGCGCGTTGTCTCGTGCCGTCGAGCCACTCTACACGCTCCCCACGGGCCTCACGTACACCGGCACCGCAACGGACACGATCACCGGCAGCGTGTACAGCGCGGCGAACAGCGTCCCCACGTTTAGCGGCACCACGCGCACCGTGACGGATCAAGGCAGCATTGCGGCGAATAGTGCGGCGTTGCAAGCCGAGATGGATGCTGCCGACGACGGCGACGACATCGTGCTCACGGCGGGCGTGGACTACGGAAGTGTGACGCTCCCCGCACGCGCTGGGTCATCGTTCATTCGTATCCGCAGCGCCTCGTTCGCGAGCCTCCCGGCGTTTGGTTCGCGGGTCAATCCGACAAGCCACGCGAGCTTGATGCCGAAGATTTCCGCGCAAGTGAACAGCGGAAAGGCAATGGACATGACGGCGGCAGCGGGTGGGTGGTGGATCACGGGGGTGGAGTTCACGCAAAAGAACGACATCACGACTGCGAACATTGTGTACTTGGGGCTGGACTCCGGGGCCACGACGCAAAGCAACTGGGCCGAAGATGTGGTCTTTGACCGTTGCATTGTGCGGCCACCAACGGGCCGCGAAGCCTTTGCGGGCATCGGCATCCGCTTCGATGTGACTGGCGGGGCGATCATCGGGTGCCATATCTCCGGGATCAACACGGTCGGTGCGGAAAACAAATGCGTGCTGATGGTCAACACGGCGGGCGCGGTACTGCTGGACAACAACTACTTCACGGCGGCGGGCGTCATTACGATGGTCGGCGGGGCGAGTCCGCAAGTCACGGGCGTCATCCCCTCAGACATCCACTACAAGCGCAATTGGTTCTACGGCGTCGATCAAGGCTCGTTCAAGAATTGCGTGGAGTTCAAGATGGGCGAGCGGATTCTGGTTGAGTCCAACGTCATGGAAAACAACCTGGCGCGTGGGCAGGCCGGATACACCGACGTGCTCAAGACGACAAACCAAGGCAACGGGTCGGGTACGTTCTTGAAAACGAAGAACGTCACGATGCGCCAGAACTGGTATCTCAACAGCTACGCGGGCGCATCTCTCGCGGCGAACCCTGAGAACACCACGATTGCGGAAGGCTTGAACCGTGTGGACTACCACCAAAACGTCATGGTGGGCGACGTGGAGACGAGTGGCAACAACCCGAACGCCGCCGCGTTCTTCTGCGGCTCAGTCAACGCCGCCACGCGCACGCTGCAAGACATCCGCATCACGCAGAACACGACCGTGGGCGAGTTCAAAAAGGCGCTGTATTTCAGCGGAGACGATACGCTGAACTTGGTCGTCACTAAGAACGTGTTTCAGTATGGCATCACGGACGGCGGCGGATTCAACGGCATCAACGGCGACGGCTCACAGTCTCCGAGCGGGACGAACCAAGGCGAACCGTTGTTCGGGGATTACACGGGCGGCACGTCCTCGCTCAGTGATAACGTGTTCTTCTTTGAAAGCACGGTCTCCGGCCCAGACCGTGCCGCGTTCCCGAATAACACGCTGCTCGAATCCACGACCGAAAGCGCCATTGTCACCGATTGGGATAACGCGGATCGCGGGTCCAGTGACTTCGCGATCATCCACGCGAGTGCCAGCACGCACGGGGCACCGTGGGATCGCATGAGCACGACACTCAACGCCGTGAGGGCGTAACATGGCACTCTCCATCACGCCAACTGTCGCGTGGGATTTCACGCTCGGCAACCCAGCGGGATTGTCGTCGGTGCTTGGCGCAGCCAGCACACTGACGCTCAACGGCGGCACGCTGAACAGCAGCGGGCATCTCGGGTCTACGGGGAGTCATTTCATGATTGCGGACCCTCCCCCGTCTGCGCTCTGCACCAACCCGCTGACGCTGGTGGTGTGCATGACGGTCCCGTCTGATATCGCGGCGGGTTCTGTGTTCGTCGGTATCCGAGACGAAGTGCTCGACCGCTGGGCGTTTGCGTTACAGGCCGTCGATGACGGCGGCACCGTGTACTACTGCACCAACGTGAATGGCAGCCAGTCTGGGCGGCTGTCATCCCAAGCCGTTGCTTCAGGGACCGAGGTAGTGGTCGTCGCCCACGTCGCGTCGGGTGGCGCGAAAACGTGGTACAACGGCACACAAGTGCTAACGGGAACCGGCGCGACGATAACGCACGATACGTCGGGATACATCCGGTTCAACAATCTCGGCACCAACAGCGGCACGACGCTCAAGTACGCCGCGCTCTATGACGCGGAGCCGTCCGCAGGCGACATCACGGCCCTCGGCAGCAATGCCGCCAGCGCGTATAGCGCGATCTTCGGGTCCGCCTCGACCCCCTTCCGCCCCTACTTCATCACCGGCTGAGGAGCCGACCAATATGACCAACACAGCATACCTTGGCGGCAGCACGGATGTCACGGTGTACGTGCGCGGCTTCACCGAAAGCACGGGCGCCCCGTACACGGCGGGCCTGTTTAACACGGCCACGCTCGCGATCAACCAAGTCCGCAACAAGGCCGCAGCGGTCGCGATCACGCCCGTCACGCAGACCATCTCGGGCGCGCACACCGATGGCGGCTTCGTCCACGTCGCCAGCGGCGTGTACCGCGTGGACATCACCGACGCGAGCGTGGCCGCAGGCGTGGACAGCGTGCAGATCATCGTCTCGGGCATCACGGGCGTCACGTTCACCGTGGCCCGCCTCGACATCACGGGCGCGAACCCGCGCAGCGCGTCCGCTGACGCCAACATCGTCAGCATCAACGGCACCACGATTCTCGGAGACGGTAGCGGCACGCCGTTCGACGTGTAATGGGCGTCTCTATTGGCGATGCCTGGGCCGCGATCTGGGCGGCTGGCGTGTGGGCTGACGGCGTATGGGAAGTCACGGGTCCGGGTCCTGTGGTGGGCGGTGGGCTCATCATGTTCCGTACGCGACACTACTAGGAGACTGACATGCAACTGCGGGATATGATTCTGGCGGAAATCGGGAGCGAACATCGCGTCGTCAGTGCGACGAACGGGGCCGCGACCGTGACCTTGACCGCCCCAGTGAATAACATGCGCTGGCTGATCCTCTCGACCAGCATCAGCGCGAACGGCACGCCAGCGGCAGCGGTGGCGTTCACCATCACGAGCGCCGGGACGGCGATTGAGACGTTGCAGATTCCGGCAGCGGCCTTCTCGCCCATCATCGTCGGCACCTCGTATCGTGGTGGCCCCGGTGAAGCGGTTGTGGCCACCCTGCCTGCCCTAGGCTCGGGTATCACCGGCACCGTGGCGATCCGTGCCACCCAGGTTCCCATTGCTGGCATTGTCTAGCCTGCTCACGGCATGCGTCTGGGGTGGGGTGGTGCTGTGGGTCTGCCGCGAAGCGATGCGGCTGGCCGACAAGCACCTCCGTGCCCAGCGCGAGGCGGGGTCGTACGAGATGGCGGAAGTGCGCCGTCAGGAGCGGCTGCTGACCAAGTGGGCGATGAAGGCCAAGGCGAAAGCCAATGTCGTCACGCCCAACGTGGCCAAACTGCCGCTGCCGCCTGACTTGGAAAGTATTGCCATGCAAGAGAGCGAGCCGTGGGCTCGTGAGCAGTTGATGGATTCGATGCGCGACGACTTCGCCGCCCAGGATCACGATTGGGAGAAGGTTCGCCATAGCTACATGGGCCGGTAATGACCGCACCAGCAATGACAATGCAGGCCGACGAGGAGGACGCTCCCGTCGAGCCCAATGAAGGGCTGATCTTCGAGCAGGACGAAGAAGAAGCCGATGACGAGATGATGGAGAAGCGCAAACGCGCTATCGACATCCTCTACGGCGACTCGTGCCCGCTCGCGATGGAAGACCCGACCGGCGACGACTGGGTGTCGTGGATGTCGGGCCTGTGGGACGACCGTGCGCCGTACATGATGCCGATTCTGTACGAAGTCGAGCGGAACCGCTTGTTCGCGGACGGCATGCAGTGGATCAGCAGCACGAACAAAGGCCCGTGGCGCGAGCCGCCCAAGCCCAAGGACAAGCTGCGCTTGGTCGTGAACATGATCGGCCCTGCCCTCGACTGGAGACTGCAAGTCTTGACGGAGCAGCGGCCTGGCGTGAAGGCCATCCCCGCCTCGACCGACCCTGACGACCAGAAGCGAGCGCAAGCCAACCAGTTGCTGCTCGACTACCAGCACACGCAGCAGGACGTGCCCGCCATTCTCCGTGAAGCCTGTTTCTGGGCACAACGCGACGGCGTCTCGTTCGTGCGGCAGTATTGGGAGCCGGATCGCGGCATTGAGGACGAGGTGTACGGCGGCACGCTCGGGGATGTCGCCCCGCGTCATTACCGCATCGAACAGGTGCGCGTCTCGCCCAACGCCACGGCCACCGAAGAGCCGATCTGGTGGGTGCTGAAAGAAACGCTCACCACCGCCGAAGCCGTCCGCACGTATGGCGAAGATGTGGTGGACGAGTCCACCCGCAGTGGGTCGGACAACACGGGCGTCCGCAGCACGCCGCAGTCCCGCGACACGGACATCTACCGTGGCTCGCGTCAGGGCGGCAACGACTTCGACACGGTGGATCGCTTCACGGTGATCCTCCCGCCGAACAAGAACTTCTTGCCGAAGGGACTGGAAGCGGTCTGTGTCGGCACGAAGCTCATTAGCGCCGGTCCTATCCCCGGTGGCGTGACCCCGATCTGGCGCGTCACGGACGGCTCCAGCGATCCGGCGTTCTTCCCGAAGCCGCAGATGACGCAGTGGATCAGCGATCAGATGACGCTGAACGCCGTGTACTCCATGTTCGTCGAGAACGTCCGTCGCAACACGGGTGGTCGCTACATCGCCGCGTCAGGTCGCGTGGTGAGCGAAACCCTCCGTGGTGGGCAGGACTCCATCGTCGAAGTGCGGAGCCCTGGCGACATCGGACAGGTCATGCAGCAAGTGCAAGGCTTCTCGGTCGGCAATGACGCCAAGGAGTTGATTCAGGCGTTGGTCAAGCGGCTGGAAGACGCCACCGGCTTCAACGACACCGCCCGTGGCAGCATGACGGCGGAAGCGTCGGGTCGCGCCATTCTCGCCGTGCGTGAGCAGCTAGAGCGCAGCTTCGCGCCTGCGGTGTGGGCGGCGGCTCGTGCGATCCGTGAGTGGGGCAAGATCACGCTGGCGCTCTGCTCGTGGGGCTATGAAGTGCCGCGCATGATTGCGGCGGTGGGACGCGCTCGCCCCGACTTGGGCCGCACGATCCAGAGCGAGGACATTGATCCGTCCACGGACGTGTACCTCGACCCGCAGACGATGATGCCGACGCCGTACAGCATCCGGCTCTACCAGTTGGATGACTTCTACGCGAAGGGCATGATCTCGGCGGAAGAGTACCGCAAGCGCGTCGGGTTCGCCTTCACCAACGACCTCGCCACACCGGACTCCGTGCAGGAAGCGCGGGCGATGCGCGTGGTCGAGCAGATGCGGATGCAGGGGCAGGTTGAGCCGATGCTGTGGCAGGACGACGAAGCCATCCACCAAGACGTGCTGGAGCGCGAGTTGATCCTGACCGCCGACGTGGACCCGATGGTCTTGCAGATGGCGCAAGCGCGGTGGGCGGAACTCGCCAACCAGCAAATGATGAAGCAGGGCGGGATGCCACCGCAGGCCGGTGGACCCGCAGGACCTGGAGCCCCAGCCGGGAACCTCGACGGCATTGACTTGCCGCCAGAGGTGGCTCCGACGATGGCCATGCCCAGTAGCATCGCCACCGCCCCGATGATGCAGGAACAAACCGTCCAATCGCAGGCCGCGAAGCTCTTTGAGCAGACCGCCCCGCAATAGGTGAACTGAATGGCTGAAATTGCACCTGGAGTCCCTGACCTGAACGACAGTGCCGCGTGGGCGGAGTGGGCCTTTACGCCGAAGGGCGACGAGGCTCCTGCCCCTGTGGCCGATGCGCCCGATGACGCTGTAGCCGAGAAAGTCCCCGATGCACCGGCAGAGGCGGCAGACGCCCCGGCCACGGTGGACGAGGCCGCACCCGTCATCGAAGAGGTCAAGCTGCCGTTTAGCGCGGTCGATGCGGATGGCAATGAAGTGCCGTCCTTGTCGCTCCAGTCTATGAAAGTTACGCTGAAGGCCAATGGGAAGGAGCAGCAGATGCTCTTGGCCGATGTGGTGCGCAAGGCCCAGTCGGAAGAAGGGGTGCAGCGGGCCTATCGGCAGGAGCGGCAGGAACGCGAAACGCTCGCGAATGAAGCGAAGGAACTGAATGAGATCGTCACGGAACTGCGCAGCTTGACGCTCCGCATGGCCAAGGACGATGACTTTCGGTACCAGATTGCGGAACAGATTGCCGTACATGAAAGCCCGGAAGCGGAGTTGGCCCGCGCCAAGGAAGCCCTTGCCGCTGAACAGACCCGCCAGCAGATGTCCGAACAGGAACGCGTCGTCACCACGTTCGCACAGAACGTCGTCGCGCCATCGGTCCTGGAGATTGTCACCACGTTCGATACCGTGTCTCAGGAAGAGTTGCTTGGCCGGTTCCAGATCGACACCGCTGGGATTCAGCGGAACGGTGTGATCCCGCCCGAATATCATGAGTCACTGGCCGAGTACCTGAATGGACCGTTCCGCCAGTTCGCGGAGTCGCTTCATGCAAAGCGTACCGGAGAACAGAGCAAGATCGCAGCGGCCACCGCTGCCGCAGAACGCAAAGCGCAGTTGGCCGCGCAGCGCACGAAGAACGAGGTCGCGTCGGTGACTCGCCCGATTGGGGGAGCGCCACAACTCCGCGACAATCCCAAAGCCCCGATGAACACCGTGAAGGAACGCCAAGCGTCCGTCATGGCCGATGTGTGGGGCATCACGCAGTAATACCGGACCCGATTGGGTCACGAATGGAGTCTGAATAATGTCTACGCCGTTGCTGGTATCGGATACCGGCTTTGCCGGGAATCTGAAGAATTACTACACGCGCTTCCGTGAGGACCTGTTTCCGGTTCTCGACCGTCTGTTCGCGCAGTTCCAGAAGATCAAGAGTGGTGGCCCGCGCAACATGCGCTGGCAGGGTAACGGCGCGTACTTCGACGCCGTGGTCGGTGATCCGGTCGGCTGGCACTACTCCGCGTCGGGCTGGCTCCCGGATTCGGCCTTCCGCTCGGAAGTGCAGGGTGTGGTTGGCATTGCCCGTCTGTATGTCCGTCAGCAGATCGACGGTCTGACGGTTCCGGCGACGTCGAGCAAGCAGGGCGCGTACGTCACCATCGCGCAGAAGATCGACGAAGAGATGCGGATGAAGTTCCGCCTCGGCATCCAGGAAGGTCTGCATGGCGACGGCACGGGCGTGAAGGCAGTGATCGGCACGGCGTCGAGCAGCACGTCGATCATCGTGGCCTCGCCGTACAACATCGCGTCCTCGGGTCAGGGTGCGCTGTGGCTCGGTATCGGCATGCAGATCGCGGTGCTGGACGCGACCGCCTCGTTCGTCTCGCTCGGCACCACGAAGATCACGGCGATTGCCCGCGTCGGCACGACCGACTCGTACACGCTGACGCTCTCGCCTGCCGTCTCTGGCATGGCCGCGAACGACATCCTCGTGTCCGCGTCGGACAACGACACGGCGTACAACGCCAGCATCAACGGCCTGACGAACCTCACGAACCGTGGCGGCTCGTACGGCACGCTGCACGGCATCAACGTGGCCACGAGCGGCAACGCTCGCTGGAACACCACGCGCCTCACGGCGGGTACGGATACGCCGCGTGCGGATCAGTTCCTTGAGCATGACGTGTGGGAGCTTGCCTCGCGTGTCGCGGCCTTCTCGGGCCACAACGCGCTGACCGATCCGTCTGACTTCATCATCGTCACCACGACGGGCCTGAAGAAGTCCATCGCGGAGTCGGTGCAGGGTCAGCGGCAGTTGTCGCTCGCGCAGACGCAGAACACGCTCAAGGGCGGCTATGCGGTCGATGTGAGCATCAACAACATCCCCGTGATCGACGACCCGTACTGCCCTGCCGGTACGGTGTACCTGCTCCACCTCCCCAGCATCGGCTGGGTGGACGGACAGGAACTGGGTGCGGTGTCGTACAACGACAGCGGCACCTGGCGTCCGGTGACGGATCGCGATGCGTACGAGACGTCGCAGTCGATGTACTTCAACGTCTGCACGACGAAGCGTTCCGCCCATGGGTTGATCACGGGCTACGTCGATAATAACCGCTACACGCCTGTGGCGTCGGCCTAACCTAGAGTCAGGGGGAGTGGGTCACTCCGCTCCCCCGCACTCGGAGACTCAATGGCAACTTCTCATTTTGTACCGGCTCCCGGCAACTTTGGCGAGAACTACGTGCTGGCCTGTCGGGAACTCCCGGCAACGGTCGTCACGGCGTCCACGACCAATCGGTTCCCGGTGCCGATCCCTGCCTCGCAGGTCAGTGCGTTCAAGGAACTCCTGTACTACAAGGGTGGCCGCTTGGAAGTGATGGGCGTGGCCACGCCGTCGTTTGCAGGCACCACCACGGCCCGCGTCGTCAAGCGCAACAGCGCAGGTACGATCACGGCGCTGTCGGATAGCGTCACGCTCGTCAGCGGAGCCAGTGGTGTGCAGTTCACCAAGTACATCTTCCCGATCCTGACCAGCGCCACGGAAGCGAACCTCACCATCAGCCCGAACGATGGCGACTCGCTCTGCGTGGAAGTCACGGCTGGCGCAGGCACGGTCACCACGCAGCCCGCGAACGTTGGGGCAGCGATCAAGCTCGCGGTCCTTCGGTAACCCATGACACTGATTGCACCCCAGTCGGGTGGCGCATTGCGGGACGCAGCGGGCAACCCTGTCGTCCCGCAGTGTGTTCTGTCCCGCCTCACCGAGATTAACCCCCGCCTGACGGCAGACTATGTGCCGTCCTTGGGCACGTTCGCCGTCTACCTCCGCTGGCTCGACAACGACTCGCGTCGGGTGCTGATCCAGCGTCAAGAGATTGGCGACTTCCCGTTCGACATGCTCTGTGCCCTGCCCGACAACGTGCCGCTCGACCAGATGCACGGGTGGGTGAATGCGCAGCTTCGGCGCGTCGGCCAGAACCGTGAGGACATCCGCCGGATGCTGGACGAGGACGAAGCCCGTGTGGCCAAGGCCAATGCCGCCATCGTCGAAGAAAAGTCCGCGCTGATCCTGGAGGATGTGATGATGACGTCCACCAAGACCATCAACGTCGGTTCACGTCGGACCAAGCACAAGGTCAGCTAAATGGCGATCACCAAGACCACCCTGTTCACCCGCATTCGTCAGATGAGCGACACGACGAATGAGACGGTGGACTACCCCACGGTCCTCATCAGCGACTTCGCCAGCATCGTCTTTGTCGATGAGTGGAAGAAGATTCTCGGGGCCGCGCCGTACTACCGCACCGCTCGCCGCAGCGTGGCGGTGGACAGCGATGGGCGGTTCTTGGTGACCGCGCTGAACACCAGCACCAGCACCGTGTTCCGCCTGCTGCAAGTGCGCGGCGTGGACGGACGCGACTTCACGTACACCGCGCCGTCGCAGTTGAACATCCTCGACGACCTGACGCAGTGGAGTGATCGGGTGTGGACCCGCGTGGGTGATGAGATTCAACTGACGGGCGTGAAGGACGCGACGATCACCGTCCTCGTCAACTACATCCCGCTCTCGCCCAACCACCAGGACGACGACGCGGCGGTGATCGACTTCCCCGACAACTACGAGCCGATCCTGTACTACGAAGCGGGCGCACTCGTGCTGTCCAAGGCCGGTCGGGAAATGAACGATGCCGTCGCGTTGCAAGCGATGGCGGAACGCCTGCGTGACAAGATGCTGAGTGACGTGCGCCGGGACGCGGCAGAACCTAGCTACTTCGTGCCGAACGACGGCGCGTGGGAGTGGGGCCAGTAATGAACCCCATCGAAGGACTGATGCAAGGCATCCTTCGCCGCCTTGGTGCGCCGACGAGCGAGCAGGTCAAGGGAATGGCCAAGTCGCCGTTCGTGCGAGACACGCTGAACGGTGCGACAGGTAATCACTACCTGCACGAGAAGGTGCGCCCCGCCGAACTCCAAGACGGCATGTTTGGGGAGGCTCGCCCAAATCGGAACGAGGCGTGGATCAACACGGGCAAGGCAGACTGGCTTCAGTCAGGCGACACGCCTGCTGGCACGCGCAACCTCCGCAACACCGTGATCCATGAGTCCTCGCACCTAGTCCCGGACCCCAAAGCCGCGTTCCCGTCCTACGCTGCGGTCAACCGCCCCGACCTCTGGTTTGACGGTATGGGCAAGGGGACGGTCGTACGCGGTGGGCAAGACGGCTCGCTGGACAGCCGGAATGAAACCATCGACCTGAAAAGCGGGCGAGTGAAGAACGGGCCAAGCGGCAATGGGATGTTCCCCAAGGTCGCCCCGTCAGAAGTCGCCGCCTTCAAGGCGCTGGACCCGTACTACCGCCAAGGGAAGCAGAGCCGCATGGATGGTGGTCGCACGGAGTACGAAGGCGAGTCGTTCGCGCAGGCGTTTACGAACGCGATGGGGTTCCTTGAAGAGAACGCGCAGGGCGTTACGCCAAGTTATCGCGAGCGCATTGGCCAGCTAGAAGGGAATACCCCTGGGGCTGGACAGATTTTGCAAGACCTGTTGCGCAAGCCGATCTACGCCAACCACCCTCTGCGCAAGGTCATCAAGTAATGCCCGCTGGCGAGATTCGCGACCGGCAGGAAGGCTTTGCAGGCGGCTTGAACACCACAAGTGACGACGCCGCGCTGGGAGCCAATGAAGTCCGCATCGCCAAGAACACGCGCCTCTCGACCCGTGGTGCCGCCGAGAAGCGCGGTGGGACGCAGTTCGCCACGACCAACGTCGTCGCCGCGTTCCCGATTCTTGGTGGCTACTCGTGGCAGCGCACGACCACCGTGCAGGAACTGCTGATCTGCAACCAGAAGCTGTGGACCGGCACGCTGGGCCTCCCCACGACCCTCACGGATCGGGGCGGCTCGCTCAGCAGCACCGTCTACCCGACGTTCGCGCCATTTAAGGGGCCGTCCACCGAAGGCGTGTACATCGCGGACGGTGGCTTGCTCAACTTCTGGGACGGCACGACGCTGACGCAGGACATCACGAACACGCCTGCGGTCGAGGCCATCTGCGCCTGGGGTCCGCGCCTGTTCGGGGTGAATGGCGACACGCTCTACTGGAGCGACACGACGGGCGGCATCAACGGGCACACGCTCGGGGCCGTGGCGGGTGGTGGCACGGCGATTGTCCGTACGTTCGGCGGGCAGGAACTCATCATGCCGTTCCCGCTCAAAGGCTCGCTGCTGCTGTTCCACCGCAGTGCGATCTCGCGCTTTACGGGCGCGACGCAGGACGACATCGACATTGATGCCGGTACGCAAGGCATTAGTGGCGACGTCGGCACCGTGGCCAAGCGCAGCATCATCGGCGTGGAGAACGTGGCGTACTTCTTGACGGATCGTGGCGTGTTCGCCGCGAATGAGTCGAGTGTCGAGCCGGTGTCCTCCCCGCTGGAAGAAACACTCAGTAACCTGAGTAAATCGCAGTGGCTCGCCGTGAGTGCGGTCCATGCCCGCGCCTTCAACGAAATCCGCTGGATGATCCCCGGCGTCGGCCTGTACGTGTTCAACTACCGCACGCGGGGCTGGACTGGCCCGTGGGACACCGCGTATGCCACCACCACGGCGATGTGGGACACGAAGGACTCGGACGGCAAGAACGTCGTCCTCGCGGGTCGCAGCGATGGCCGCGTCCTCTGGTGTGACCGCACGAGCGTCTGGGTGGACAACATGCTCGCCGCAGGCACAGGCGGGGACAGCTACGCGTGGTCCGTGCAGTGCAAGCGGTTCTACGGGAAGGACTACACCACGTACAAGTCGTGGCGCTGGGCCTACCTACTGGGCGACTTCCCAGACCCCGATACGGTCAGCGTGGACGTCGTGACCACGGGCGGCACCACCACCCTTGCCCTGCCCTTCGACGACACGGCGCTGGCGCTCGTGTTGGAGTACGGGGACGCCTCGACCACCTGGGGCGCTCCCGGCACGGTCTGGGGCTTGGATACCACCCCCTCGGTCGAACGCGCCAAGGTCCCGCTCAACGGCGTGCATCCGTGGGTGGACATCACGGTCAACTACACCGGCACGTCCAGTGCCCGTCTGTCGATTCTCGACGTGATGGGCTACGAACGCCGCCGCCGCTAAGGAGCTACCCAATGGGATTGATTGCAGCGAACCAGCAGACGCCGTTCACGAGCCCGTCCAACGGCGACAGCCCGATTGACGCGGATACGGTCAAGGGCAACGACAATAGCCTCGTCGCCAAGCACAACACGCATGACGCCGACGCGACCGTGCATGTGCAGACCGGCTTGCTCTCGGCGCGTCCTGCGGCGTCCACGCCCTACGCGATGTACCTGGACGAGAACAAGCGGCTCTACGTGGACAACGGCGCGGCGTGGGCCGAAGTGCCGTATGCCCGCTTGGACGCCGCAGGCACCAACGCCTTCACCAACAACGTCACCGTGGGCGGCACGCTCGGCGTCACGGGCCTGTTGACGGGCGGCAACATCGACGTCCTCGACGTGGACGCCGCCGACATCATTGCCGACAGCTACACGGGTGGCCCGATTGCGGTCACGGGGAATAGCACCT